CACCGACCGACGCGCCGGCGCGGGCGAACTGCTCGAACTTCGCGGCAGTCTTGTCGATCGCCTCACCTGCGGCGAGGGCGTTCGCCCTGATCTCGTCATAGGCCTGAGCGGCAAGGCGCTGGTCGCCAACGACATCACCCAGCCGGCGCTTCTGCGTGTCGAGGGCGTCGTTGAGGTCCTTCAAGGCGACGACGGCTGCCGCAAGGGCGCCAGCACCCGCCGCGATGCCGCCACCGACGAGCAACGACTTCGGGATCGCGGCCAACGTGTTGCCGATGCCGCCGAACACCTGCGTGATCTGCGGTCCCTGCTGCGCGGCGATCATAAGGGGGCTTTGCCCGGTGGTGATACCGGTGAAGACGTCGTTGAGCTGGTAGCCCAGCATGAGACGCTGCTGGGCCGTTAGCGGGGTTCTGCCGATGGTGCCGGTCGCCACACCCGAAGAGCTGATGGCCACGGGCGTGTTCGTGGCCTGTCGATAAGCGCTGGTCGCGGCATCGTCGTACTGCGACGCCCGCCGCGACGAAGCCGCCGCCAAGTCCTGAGCCTTGGCGAACGACGTCGCAGCTCCCGCCGCGGCGCCGTACATCCCCGTCAGTGCTTGGGTCGACTTCGCGACGCCGTCCATCAACGTGCGGGTCTCGGCGAGCGAGGCCTGGACGGTCTTCTGCTCGGCGAGGCGGGCGAATCCGGTGGCCTGTGCCGCCGCCGAATCAGCGGCCACCGTCGTCGCCCTGGCCAGTTCAAGAATGCCGCCGGTGGTCGTCCGATAGGCCGCGTTGAGGCTGGCGGTGGCTTGTGCCGCCGTGGCGAGGTCGACCGCGGTCTTCTGTGCGGCACCACCAGCCGCCACGGCGGCGGCCTCGAGCGCATCCAATGCGACGCCCGCCGAGGCGGCGCTCTTGTCGATCGCGGCGAGCGCCCGGGTGGCAGACGTGCTGCCGTCGACCGCCTTCTGGGCATTTATTTCTAGGTAGATAATGCGGCGTTCGACGTCGTCAGCCATCACCTAACCTCGTCGCTTGCCGGTCTGCTTCGAGCGCTCGACGGCTTCCTCGAGTTCGCGGGCGCGCTGCACGGCGACGAACTCGTCGTCGATGCGCTGCACGATCACGACGAAGTCGTCGAAGGCATCACCCTCGAAGCCGAGCCATTTGGCTTCGTCCCTGATGCGAGGGACCGGAATGACGCAGGACAGCGGGACGCTGCCGTCCATGCCGAGCGGGTGGATTTCGCGCTGCCGATCACGCGACAGCGTCTGGAAGGCCGACCAGAAGGGGCGCAGCCTGTCCGTCACGATGGGCTGGGACAGCAGCCTTTCGAGTGCGCGTGCGTCGCCGGCGGCGGCGCGCTTGCGCCAGCCGGCGACGTTCTTGCCGTGCTTACTGTCCCAGCGGATCAGTTTCCCGCGTCGCGGACGACCGCCTCGACGTTCTGGCCGCGGAAATTCTTGTCGTCGCGCACGGTCTGATGGACGCCGCGGAAGACGTCATCCATCGCGAGCATCGCGGCGGTGACCGCTTCCTTGCTGAACGGCACATCGACGCCCTTGGACTTGAAGCCGCCCCATTCGGTGCAGAGCGCCTTGGCATAGTACGGCACGATGAACCGGCGATAAGGCTCGTCGCCGGCCTCGGCATTGGCGAGGCGGACGGTGCCCTCGTTCACTTCTTTGCGGACGTCTACCCAGGCCGGGTTGGCGTCGCTGGCGCAGAGGACGCGAATCCAGCGGCCTCGCGAGAAGAAAATCACAGTGCCGGTCTTGCCTTCGATGTCGCGGTTGCGCGTTAGCTCGTCGGCGTTGTCGAAATCGTATGTCGGTTGATCCATCTTTACCTCCTGACAGTGAGGTCGAAAAGAAAGGGGCACCGCTGTCAGACGGCGCCCCTTCCACACCGGACCTATGCCCGGCGCTGGTCGCGGATTACTCCGCGGCTTTCGCGAGTCCCTTGTCGACCCAATCCTGCGCGGTGTGGCCCACCGGAATCCTGTCGGCCTCGATCACCATTCCCTTCGAGAAGGTGATGACCTCGGCCGCGGCCGGCGTCCCGTCGTGGTGGTCCGCCCTCGGGACGTCGACCTCGAAGGTCTGCGTGATGATGATGCGCTCCATGCCAGCGGTCTCCTTTCAGACAGCGATCAGGCGACGTTGCGGGTGAGGATGAGCGTGCAGGCGTCGGTCGCGCTGTACTTCGCAAGGAAGTTCAGCATGACGGAGTTGTCGCCTGTCGGGCCGGGGTCGCGGACCTTCGGGTTCCAGACGTCGCATTTGGGCAGCTGCAGCTGGTCCTTGAACAGAGTCACCGTCCCGATGGTGATGTCGAGCGCGAGACCGAGCTGGCGGGTTGCGAACGTTGAGTATTGAGTGGCGGCGCCGAAATACATCTCGACGCTGCCCTGGACCTGCAGCCAGCCGCGATTCTGGCGGGTCGGGTTACGTGAGCCGAAGCCGTAGCGCTCGCTCAACGAGTTGTCGATCGAGAGATTGAGGTTGGCCAGCTCCGGCGTCGCGACGCCGAAGATGTTGGTCGCGGTGATGTCGGCGGCCGTGTTGGGATCGTTGCCCGGCGCCGGAGACGAGTAGGTCGCGCCCGCGATAGCGGCGGTGTCGTTGGTCTCGGCCCGACCCTGCGCATTGAACGTGACGCGGCCGGGCTGACCGTCATTGGCGAAGGCGATGCTGGCGCTGCCGCACTGCATGCCACTGATGCGACGATAGACATCGCTGCCGGTGCCGCTCGAATACTTCTCTTCGAGCGTGAAGCCGTTCGCGGTCGTCCCGTTCTTGAGGATGTCCGTGGCGAAGGGGGCGAACACGAGACTCGACCAGAGGAGATCGAGGCCGGCGTCGCGCTGCCACGGCATGTTGAAGGTCTTCCGGTACGTGGCATTGCCATCGTACATATTCGTCGCCTGCCCGGTGGGCGAGCGCTCCGGCGACCGCGATGCCGGGCGATCGGGATCGCCGTCGATGCTGATCGTCCGCAGCGTCTTGAACGCCGGAGTGGCCGGCGTCGTCCCAAGCGTAACCTCCGCGACTACGGCGTCGCGCTTCAGTGCACCGTCCATAAGCGGCTCTCCTTCTGTGGACACGAAAAAGCCGCCCGGAGGCGGCGCTGCCAGTGAGGCGACTGACCTCAGCCTGTGTTGAACACCTGGTAAAAGAGGGCGATGCTCTCGGCCCACATGCCGGCCTCGTCCTGACCGCCGCCCATCGCGCCGGTTGCCGTGATGCGCACCGTTCTCGATCCGGCGGCGAAGCGGGCCATGCGGAAGGCGTCGCGGATGGTCTCGATGTAGCTCTCGGCGTTGTCGCGTTCGGTCTTGCCGGCATTCCGGTGGACCACGGCGCGCAACGTGACCTGTCCCTGCTCGCGGTGAAGGTTCGCGCCGGGAGCGCCGAACGTGTATTGCTGCTCGCCGCCACCGGGAAACTCGAGTTCGAAATAGCCGGTGCTGGCGTCCGGCCGGATGCCGGTGTTGAGGGTGTCGATTCGCGCCCATGTGATGGACGGGTTGGCCTGCAGGATCGCGTCGAGCTTCGCCCGAAAGGCGTCGCGAAGGGTGTCTCCGGCCATCGGCGGCTCCTAGCCAGACAGCGACGAGTCGTCCGACTTTTTAAATATTTGGATCGCGGGGTACACCTGATCCCTCAGCGCTCGGCCGCGTGGCGTGCGGGCGACCCACTTGCCGTTGATCCTCACGTTGCCGCCGCCGACGGCGCCGTAGACCTTGGCCCCGGTGTTGAGCTTGACGTACTTGAAATCGAAGAACATCGACTTCGAGTAGCGCTGCACCAGCAGGCGAAGGACGACGCGATAGATGCCGTTCGGGGCCTGCCGTGAACTCGCCTTCCTTCTGGAGCGGCCGGTGCGTCGGCTCGCCGTGGCGCCTTCAAGCTTCCGAGCATAGATGCGCGGGTTGACGATCTGGACGCGATCACCGGGGGCGAGATTGCTTAAGGCGACGCGGATATTGCCGACCACGGCTACCCCGTTGATCATCACGACGTGGTCATCCTTGTAGTGGCCGCCCTCAGCCGGACCGACCGGGCTGATCGCGATGAGTTTCGCCAATGCCCAGAGCACGGCATCGGCAATTGAGGTGTCGGCGACGAAGACGATCTTGCCGAACGGCTTCACGTCCTGGATGGACTTGCCGCGGACACCATCGGTGACCACAACTGCGCTGCTATCGAAGCCGGCCCTCGCCTTCTCCTCCTCGGCGATCTGCCATGTCGCACGCTGGACCGTTCGCGCGATGCCGGCGGCGAGATCGGCGAAGCTGCCGCCTTCGATGCGGATGCCCATGGTCAGCCGGCGATCTCAAGTTCGTAGAGGATGACCTCGCCTGCATCGCCGATCGGCCAGACATCGATCACGGTGCAGACCCTGCCGCTGACCACGATGAGATCGCCGGTCGGTGACGGCGCCTTGTTCACCCAGGCCGAGGCATTCAGTTCGGTGGTGCCGATCTTGACCCGGAAGCGCGTCTGCTCGCTGTAACCGACGGCCTCGTCAGTGATGCGCACCAGGATCCGCTTGCCGATCAAGGGAAGGTCGGTTTCGCCGGTACGCCGCAGCACCATGGCCTCGCCGTGAGCCGCCAGCATGTCGGCGAAGCGATCAGCGATGTAGCTCATCCCTGCGACCAGTCCTTGTAGGGGGCCAATGCGCCCTCGACGGAGACCAACAGGCCGCTCTCACCGATGCTGTCGCCGCCGGCGACGCTGTAGGCGGCCTGGTAGATGTCAGGCACCTGCTCGCTGCGCAGCGATGGATCGCGCTTGCGGGTGAGGTACCAGAATTTGACCTGGTCGATGCAGGCCTGCTCGAGATCGGGAGGCGCGTCAGATGGCAATGAGAAGCCACTGTTGAAGGTCGCCACAATGACGCCCTGCGACCACAGTTTCGGCGCGCCGCTGCTGGCGTCGAGCCTTTCCA